TGTTACTACACCTTTTACAACACCTGAAATTTCAACATCTAAAGTTGAATCAATGGTTTCTACAGTTTCACCTATTATAAAAGTACCAACAATAGATTCTTCATCTAAAGTAATCTCTGTTACTGTTTCTGCACCTTCTCTAAAATTGATAACTGTTTCTATTCTTGCACTTGCACCTGATGTAACACCAGTAACAGTTTGTCCAATTGATTTAGTAAAATCAGATAAACCAGTTTGTAGAATACGAATAACTTTGTTAACTAACCAAATACCATCTGATGGTCTTAATAGATTATCTTTTGGATAAACTATTGTTGCATCTTCATCAAATAAAATTCTAAAGAATAATTTGTGACCATCTCTTGTACCTTTGGCCGCATACATCTCTTTGATGTTTTTTAAAAGTTTTCTTTTTGATATGTCTGATGCCAATGTGTTTGGCAAAGATTCCATAAATGATGATTTGAACTTGTCAAGAAAATCATATACTGTTCCGTCTACATCTGCATAGTCTAATAATTGTTGAATGTTCTGAACTGGGTTTGCACGATATGAAGATACTGTTGAAGTTGCACCTGAAGTATTACCAGTAATTGTTTCACCAGTAATAAATTGTTGTTGTGCAGTAATGAATAATCTATTGTTATCATCAAAATCATCAACTAAAATTGTTGCAGTAGCTTTTGATGTTGAACCTGTAATTGTTTCACCAGCAGTAAATTTTCCAACTGATTCTTCTAGAACTATCTTTTCTTCTTGTTGATCTAGAATATAATTCTTTGTAACTGTTTCTTCTATGATGTAATCATTTGTACCAGTTAAAGTTAATTCACCAGATTCTAAAAATTGATAGTAATGTTTTAAGAACGAAGAAAATAAAGGATGGTCAGCTTTTACATACTCTGGTAATTGAGTTTGTATATGAGATGATACTCTATTTTTTAATGTTGGATTATATGCCATACTAGTATGATGTATTTGTTGTATATGATGTTCCTGCTGAAGAACCACCAGATTCTATTGTATCTACTCCACCAGTTATTGATATATTATCAAAATCAATTTCTAATAATTGATTTCTAACAGAAACAATATCATTTGAACTAGGTATAACTGTAACACTTATTGTTCCATCTGTATTAGTTGTTTCAGTAACATTTAAAGAATCTGCACTTACAACACCTGTTGCATAATTAATAGTACCTGCGGCTGAATCAACATATGTTCTTGTTGAACCTGCAACTAGATAATAAACTCTAACATTACCATTACCATCATCATCAAGAAATAATTCATTGTCATTACCAACTATTTTAAATCCAGTCGAAACTACAATACCACCCATTGCCGAATTATGACCATCATGTGGATTGTAAAGTGCATTTGCAAAATCAAACTCATATTTCTTTGTTGTATTTAAAGTTGCAGCTATTGACTTCTTAATTTTTACTGTGGTAATATTAGAAAGAATTGAAGTGTCTGTTGCATCAATTAATCTAGAAAGTTTTGAGAATCTAAAAATCTTATCGAACTTTGCTAAATCAGATGTATTGTAATTTGTAATTGTTGTTAAAACATTTGTTTGTAAATCACTTGCAGTTTTTGTTGTTGCATTTGAACTATATTTAAAATTAACAGTCAATAATAATTTTATAGTTTCATGATCTACAATTGTTGGTCGAACAGATGCAATATTATATTTGTCAAGAGCTTGTTCTATTACAAGTTTTTGAGCTTGTGTTAAATTATTTCCTGAAGTTGTTTTAATTGAAATATATACTTGACCAAATCTTGGTGGATTGTTATCTTCACCACCCCAAACTTGAACTGAATTTGTATCTGCAAAAACTTGTGGTACAATAACTTTGTAATCGTCTGAAGTTACTGCACGGCCTTGTGATGCAAAATCTAATGGTGCATTATATTTTATTGAAGAAATAGATTCTGGTTCTGCACCACCAGATGCACTTGATACTGTTGCAATTGTTAAATTAGTTTCACCACCAACTGATGTTCCAGAAAATGATGATGCACTATTTGCTTTACCTTTGTTTGTTACAATGTATTCTAAAGTAACAATGTTACCATCTGATACATCTTTACCAACAACATTATCACCAAAGTAAACTTCAAACTTACCATCTTCTACTTCTTGTAAGAAATAAACATTTGATGTATCAGTAACTTGAGTAATATCTGTTGCAAGTGTAAATGTTGTGGTTGTTAAATCAGATATAGAATTTTGAACAGAAACTTTTAATGTTGTTGTGTCTGCACGATTATCTGTAAGTAAATATCTTTTCTCTAAATTAGTTTTATCAACTGTATACTTTACTGTTGAAAGTGTTCCTTCGTAAACTGGAACAGCTGAAAATCTTAAAATACCATTTGCAGTTGTAGTAGTGATTGCTTCGTTTACAACAAAATTATAATTAACATCATCTATCTGTGTTGTGAATGATGTTCCTTTTGCCATAGTGACTGATGTAATTGCATTATTGTTTACTGTAATGTCAAGATAAGCAACTGGTGCTCTTGCAGAACGAGGTGTGTAACCTAAAGTCTTTGCATGAGATACAACTGATGAACGAACTGTTGCAGTATCAAGATATGCTTCATTCAAAGCCATGTTTGCGTTCATACCAAGATAGTGTGTATTGTATGCAAGTAAATCTATGAGAACAGAAAGACCTGAACCTTCAAAATCATAATCAGAAAACTCTGTTTGATTTTTCATAAATGTTTTTAAGTTTGATTTGATATCGTCAAAATCTAATTCTGTAACTTGAAGTTTTTTTGGAGTTGCCATATTATCTTAATCTCTCTAAAAATATACTTGTTGTCTGTAAGTCTGATGATACATTCTGTAAATAAAATTCTATAACAACTTCATATGCGTTGCTGTCAATGTTTCCTATACAAATAACATTTGATAATTCTACTCTAGGTTCAAAGTTTTTTATAACATCTTCGACATATCGACCTAGAAGATTTGCTGTGGGTTCAGAAACTGGTTCAAATAATACTCTACGAACATCTGAACCTATTTCTGGGTGAAAAGGTTTCTCATAAAAGTTAGTGTTAATTAAGTTTCTGACACTTCTCTTAACAGCTTCAACATCAGTTAAAGTTGCAATATCTTTTGTTACTGGATGTTTTGCAAAACTTAAATTGATATCTTTATATGTTCTTGAACTTCTACCAGAATCATTCGTAGCAGATGCGTCATAAAATGCAGATGGATTAACACTCATTTATTTCTCCTGTGTATTCTATTTATAACGAAAACACTCATGCAAGTACATCTAATGCCCAACCATATTGAGATGTTCTAGAACCATTAGGGCCCCAATGTCTTTCACCACCAATATCTACATGAAAGAACTCTCCACCATCTTTTGATGGAAAATAACACCCAACACCCTTGATACCTTTATCTTTTAATATTTGTAAGAATCTTGCTCTATCTTCTACACTAGAATTACTAAATCTAATATCTGTTGCAATACCTTCTGTATGAGTGCTTTTCTTTGCACCACCAACAGTTGCATTATATTCTGGTGCTCTAAATGCACTTGTAATTGTTAAAGGACTACCCCATTCTTTAGATACTTCTTCTAATATAGTTTTTAATCTAGGGTCTATTCTCGAATCTGTATGTGAAAGAAAATTTAAATAGATACTATCTTTTGCTTCAGGAAATAAGTTACCATCAAACTTTACATTTGCAGGTGGTGTATCTATACTACCAGTTTGTTGAGTTACTGGTGATTTACCACCAAGGCCACCATCACCATATTCTAAACCTTCATTTGTATCAACATCAATTCCTAGATTACCATCAAATGTTCTACCCTTAAGAATACCAGTTGCATGAGTTGAACTAATAGTTAATGTTGGTACATCATATGCAGTCTTTACTGCATCAACCGAATCTGCAACTTGTTCTAATAACAAAACTGCTTCTGCATCATTAACGAAAACATTAGGTGAACCTGCGGCTACTGAAGTGCAACCAGTTAGTGCATCACCTACTCGACCACAACCTTTAGTGTTTACTTTTACTGTTGATGAACCAGAAGTGATAGGTGCAGAATGTGGTGGACATGGATCGCCTGGCAATAAGTGAGTTGTATTTACATCACCTTGTCTACTAACAGGAATTCCATTTGCAAATACATTACCTGAACCTGCGGCTCTTACCATACCACTACAATGAGCTACATCTGCATCACCAATTCTAGTTACTGCTGGCATTTTCTTTTTCCTTTAATAATTTGTCTATGTGATATTCTAATATATGTATTCTCTTATCAATCTCATTTTTCTCTTTTAATAATTGTTCTTTCAATTCTAATCTTGCAATTGCATTGCCTGGTGATGGAATAATTTTATTATCCATATCAATTAGTATTGACATCTTTTGTTCTAATACTCTTACTTTGTCATGTAAGGTTAATGCGTTTGTAAAAAGATAACCTAGAGCTGCAAGTAATAAAGGTATTATTGCAACTGCAATGTTTCTTAAAAAGTCTCCGTTAGGTTTCATAATAGTTTCCAATTAAAGTTTTGATTGCATCATAATTATCTGGCGTTACTATTTGTGTTACTACTTGAGAACCAGCAACATTAATACTACCAGCCGCTGCTGTTAAACGCCATGACACTCGATATTGTCTAGTGTATGAACTTGTTTCGTCTTGTTCTAATCTTATCAATGTATGGTCAACAGGTAAATTGTTATAACCTATTGCAACTTGTAATTCTTCTAATTTATCTGAACTGTTTTTAGATACATAATAAAACTTATCTTTAAATGTATTTGAATATCTACCTGATATTGTAACTTGACCATTGGCACCACCAAGACCTCCATCAGTTACAAGTGGTGTTAATACTATGTCTGGTTCAGGGTCATCATATAAAGGAACAATAGTAATAGAAGTTACCACATCTTGGATATCATCTTTATCTACATAAAGAGTATTTGAAGTAAAATTAGTAAGTCTTGATACAGATGTAAATGTAGTACCAGTTAAACTTCCAGCGTCTGCCGTTTCTGTCATTGTCCTCGTCTTTCTTTCTTCACTAATTCTTTAAGTCTGTTATTCCATAAAGTCATTTCAGAATGTTCTAACTCTGTATGAGGCCCTTCAGGTATATCAGGATTGAACTCAATCAAATAATCAAAGTGATTAGGTATATGTTCGTAATGAGAATAAGTATGTAACTTATCTTTTATTCTTACAACAAATTTTGCCATATTAATTCAAGTTAATAATTCCAGAATCAACATCTACTTCTGTTGAAGCATCAATATCAAGTGTACCAGTAATATTTGTTTGTTGATCTGCAAGATATGTTTCAGTAACTTTTTTTGTTACTGTTTCTGTTTTTGTTCCTAGAATATTAATATCAACATCACCATCAACTTTAATATTCCAGTTTTGTTTGATGTAAGTATTACAACTTCCATCTATTGTTAGATTGACTGTTCCTTTTACATAAGCATAATCAGAACCTGCAACGATACAATAATTATCACCAACAACTTTAGTAACTTTATTACCACCACCATCAATCTCATAAAATGTTCCTGATGTGTGTTGTTCGTTTATTCTTTCGTTGTTTGGTGTGTCATCAAATTCTTTTATGTGTCCTGATTCAGATTCAAAGACATGATTGTATGGATATTCAGGTTGGAATGGTGGAGCAGGTTGAGCCCAAGGTGTACCAGATGCAGTATCAACTTCTGTGTAGTTTGCTTGGTCTTTAAGTTTCTCTTGATACTTTACATGATTCGTATCACCTCTTGCAAGTCTATTGACATCACTTTCGTCTAGTAAATCTTCTTTGGGATACTTACCATTGGGATCGTTGAAACCTTTAGATGTGTCTGCAACATTTCTAGGTATGCCTGGAATACTTCCCATGATAATACTTTCCTGCATAGTATCTGCATCACGAAAAAATCCAACAACCCAAGTGCCTTCAACTAATAATGGTGGTGTTGTTCCTATACCACCAACTGCACTTGTTGATACTGGAAACATTGGTAAACTCCGCGGCAAATCTTCTGTGGGTAATTTAGTTTTATCTTCTGTGTGATAGCCGTATATTCTTACTTTTAAACGACCAAGTTTCTCTGGGTCTTTTCTATCTTCAACTACA